TAGCTATGGCAAATGGCGGAATTATTGGACCTACAAAATCAGTAGCAACGGTCACAACTCAAACATTAGTTGTTACTTCATCAAGTAATTTTACAAGACACAACTGTACTGTCACTAGTGCAAATATTTTAGTTATAGCAGGTGGTGGAGGTGGAGGTACTAGAAGAGGTGCCGGTGGTGGTGCTGGCGGTTATAGACATTCTACACCCGTACCCATTTCTGCTAGATGTACTCCAGTTACAATAGGAGCCGGCGGAGCTGGTGCTCCTGCTTCATGTAGTAGTTCTGGTGCACGAGGTAGTACAGGATCTAATTCAGTAGGTATAGGTATAACATCTAACGGTGGTGGCGGCGGAGGTGGTCAAGTAGGAGGGCCTACCCCACTTTCAGGCGGTGGTGCAGGTGGTTCAGGTGGTGGCGGTTTACCTCCTGGTCCTGCTAGTCCTGCTACAAGTCCCGCTCAAGGTTTTAATGGTGGTGCGTCAAATCCAATTCCAGAAAACAGACACGGTGCAGGTGGCGGTGGTGCAAGTGCTGTAGGTACAACAGGAAATACTAGTACACCTTCTTTTCCAAATGGTACCGGTGGTACAGGTGGAGCAGGTTCTTCCGCATGGCCTGGAGATAGTACAACAAGAGGCGGTGGTGGTGGTGGCGGTGGATCTAGTCCTAGTATCGGACCAGGACCCGGTGGTGCAGGTGGTGGTGGTAACGGCGGTGGTGGTTATGGTGGAGCCGGAGCAGCTGGAACACCTAATACTGGCGGTGGTGGCGGTGGTGGATCAGGTACTTGTGGTGGTGGAGCTGGTGGTCTCGGTGGACCCGGAGTTGTGATTGTTCAACAAACAGTACCTAAATGTGCTTCTGGAGTATGGGATATGAATAGCGTATACGAAAATGTAAAAGGTGGCACTTGGATATAAGTAATAGACAAATGTTACAAAATAAAATATAAATATTAAGGATAAAAATTATGGCACACTTTGCAGAATTAGATAACAATAACGTAGTACTAAGAGTAGTAGTAGTTGGTAATGACTGCGTACCATCGGATGAACATGTGGATGGTGAAACATGGTGTATTAATTTTTTTGGTGGTGGAACATGGAAACAAACTTCTTACAACAACAATTTTAGAAAACAATATTGCGGTGAAGGTTATACTTATGACGCTGCAAAAAATAAATTTATATCACCTCAAACCTATGCTTCATGGGCACTAGATGCTGATGATAATTGGCAATCGCCAGTAGCTTATCCGACAACTACAACTTATGAAAATGGTGTCTACACTCAAGCAGACGTAGACGCAGATGTATATCCACCAGAACACGCACAAGCAGGTCAAAGAAGAAATACTTTTGCTGTAGGTGACACAAAACAAAGTACATATTATATAATTTGGGACGAAGAAAATTTAAAATGGAAATCATTTAATCATTTAAATGAAGAATTCAATTGGGATGCATCAGCACTAGCTTGGGTATCCGTATAAGGAGAACTAAGTTATGTCAAACGGTGGAATAATTGGAAAAATCAATAAAGCTTCTAATGGAAAAAACAAAGTAGTTAATATAACTGCATCAGGTACAACAACACTTTCAACAGGAACAAGAGTTGTTTCCGCTGCTGTTATCGCAGGTGGAGCGGGTGGTGGAGCAAACGGTACATATTCTACTGGAGGTGGTGGAGCCGGTGGTTTAAGAACAGCAGATAAGATCAGTTTAGCTTCAAATCAAATAACCGTAACTGTTGGTGCTGGTGGTGCCGGTGGTGCATCCGGTGGTGCTAACAATGGTGCTGTAGGTGGAAATTCAGTAGCAGGAGATACTACTTCAAATGGTGGTGGTGCGGGTGGTGGAAATGATACAAGTGGTGGAAACGATGGTGGTTCTGGTGGTGGAGCTTTTATGGGTGATGCCGTTGGGGCAGGAAATACACCTCCTTCAACTCCTCCTCAAGGAAATGCTGGTGGTTTAGCTAATCAAAACGGAGATACTTCTGGTGGAGCCGGTGGCGGAGCTGGTGCTGTAGGGGCTGCAGGAACTGCACCTCCCGGTGGTGGTGGCGGAGCAGGTGGTGCTGGAGTTGATATAAGTCCAAGTTTTACAGGTGCAGGAACTTTTGGCGGTGGTGGCGGTGGTGGAACAGGTTATGTAAATGCAGTGTCTGGATCAGTTGGAGCCGGTGGATCAGGTGGTGGTGGAACTGGTGGATGTTGTTCTACAAATGCTGGTGATGGAGCTTTTAATTTTGGTGGTGGCGGTGGTGGAATAAATGGTAATCCTGCTTCTGTAGGTGGAATTGGTGGACCAGGAGTGGTAATAGTAAAAGAATTAAACAGTGCAAGTGGTGTGTGGTCAATGCAAAGTCAATTTAGTGCACAGAGCCAGGGAACATGGCCTGATGGATCTGTCTTATCCTCAGTTGCTTTAGATTATTTAGTAGTAGCTGGAGGTGGTGGTGCTGGACCCGATCTTGCTGGAGGTGGTGGTGCCGGAGGTTACAGAGCTGCTGGTTATGGACCAGTTCCACAAAGAGGACTAGCCTTAACAACATTTATAGACGGAATAGCAATACCTATAACGGTTGGTAATGCTGGAGCAAGAAGTACCGATGGAGGTAAGTCTGTTTTTGGAACTATAATTGCAACTGGTGGGGGTGCTGGAAGACCTATTGGTCAAGTTGGAAATTCTGGTGGATCAGGTGGTGGACCCGGTTCTGCAAGAGGAAATCCAAGTACTCCAGTCACTTTGGCAAGAGGAAAAGGTTGCAAACCTTCAACAATAAAAATTCAAGGTTTTCCTGGTGGAGCAGGAATAAACACAAATCCTTCCGCACCAACAGATAGAGGATCTGGAGGGGGTGGTGCTCAAGATGCCGGAAGACCAAACGCATCTCCTACATTTGGAGCAGGTGGAGCAGGTGTTCCTAATGATATCACAGGAAGTAATGTAGTATATGCAGGTGGTGGCGGAGGTGGTGCTTTTGATCAACCTAACGCAAACACAGGTGGAAATGGTGGTGGTGGTAGAGGTGGTTATGGAAGTCCTCCTGAAGGAAATAGAAACGGAACTAATGGTACTGTTAACGTCGGTGGTGGCGGAGGTGGTGGTGGCCAAGGTGGTGGAACAGGTGCTACGGGTGGATCAGGTATTGTAGTTGTTAGAGGACCAAGTGGTGTAACATTTAATGTTACTCCTGGTACTAATTCAACTAACACAGCACCGGACGGTCAGAAGCGTGCTATTTTTACAGTTACAGGTACCTTGACAGTAAGTTAAAAACATTTATTATATTGTCATAAAGACATATATGAATTTAACAAACTACTATTGGTATTTTAAATCAGCCATTCCAGAACATGTCTGTGATGATATTTCTAAATATGGAAAACAGTTACAAGATCAAATGGCCGTCACTGGTGGTTTTGGTAATAGAAAATTAAACGCTAAACAAATTGTAGATTTAAAAAAGAAAAGAAATTCAAACGTAGTTTGGATGAACGATAGATGGATTTATAACCAAGTCCACCCTTATATTCATGAAGCTAATAGAGTTGCAGGATGGAATTTTAATTGGGATCATTCAGAATCATGCCAGTTTACAAAATATAAAAAAGACCAGTATTATGATTGGCACTGTGATAGTTGGGATAAGCCTTATCAAAGAGAACAAGGAGATCCCTCTCACGGAAAAGTTAGAAAGTTATCGGTAACAGTTACTTTATCTGATCCAAAAGATTATAAAGGTGGAGAATTAGAATTTGATTTTAGAAACCACGATCCTGATAAAAAACGTAATGTAAGAAAATGCATTGAAATTTTACCTAAAGGATCTTTGGTTGTGTTTCCAAGTTTTGTATGGCATAGAGTATGTAAAGTTAAAAGTGGAGAAAGAAACAGTTTGGTTATTTGGAATTTAGGATACCCATTTCAATAAAAAGGAAACATGAAAAAAAAGAAATTAAAAGAACCTACTTACCCTAAACAATTAATTAGAGAAGACCATTTTAAATGTCCTATATGGTTTGCAGATGAACCTAAATTTGTTAATGATTTAAACAAAGTATCAGATAAATATATTGATGCAGCTAAAAAAAATTTACAACCGGATATAAACAAACGTAATAAAACCAATAAAACTAAAGGTGATTTAGGTAGTGTCTATCATTCAAGTTCTTTGATAGGAGATTCTAATTTTAAATTTATTAGTGACTATATTGGTGCAACAGCATATAATTTATTAACAGAAATGGGTTTTGATATCTCAGGACATAATTTATTTACTACAGAAATGTGGGTACAAGAATTTGCTAAAAATGGTGGAGGACATCATACGTTACACACACATTGGAATGGTCACATCTCAGGTTTTTATTTTTTAAAAGCAAGTGATAAAACATCTATGCCTTTATTTGAAGACCCTAGAGCAGGTAATTTAATGAATCTATTACCAGAACTAGATAAAACAAAAATAACCTATGCAAGTTCAGCAGTTAATTATAAAGTTGAACCAGGTCGAATGATGTTTTTTCCATCATATATACCCCATCAATTTACTGTTGATATGGGTGTTGAACCGTTTAGGTTTATACATTGGAACTGTCAAGCAATGCCAAAAGGAGTATTAAATGTCGTTTAAAAAAAATAAATACACAGTATTAAAGAAAGCTATATCACCTGAACTAGCAGATTTTGTTTATAAATACTTTTTAAATAAAAGAAAAGTTTCAAAATTTTTATTTGATCAGAAATATCTATCTCCATTTAACACAGAGTATGGTGTATGGAATGATGAACAAGTACCTAATACTTATTCTCATTATAGTGATCTAGTAATGGAAACTTTGTTAGAAGAAGTAAAACCTGTTATGGAAAAACACACTGGATTAAAACTCAGTGAGACTTATTCTTACGCAAGAATTTATAAACAAGGAGATACCCTAGCTCGACACAAAGATAGATACTCATGTGAAATATCTACTACGTTGAACCTAGGTGGTGAGTCGTGGCCCATATACTTAGACCCTACTGGAAGAGTAAGTCAAGCTGGAGTAAAAGTTAATCTTGATCCAGGTGATATGTTAATTTATTCCGGGTGTGATTTAGAACATTGGAGAGATGAGTTTCAAGGAAAAAATTGTGGACAAGTATTTTTGCATTATAATAGAACAAGTTCAAAAACAGCTAAGGCTAATAAATTTGATAGTAGACCTTTCATTGGTTTACCTTCTTGGTTCAAAGGCTTTACTTTATTTAAAAAATAGTCTATACACTAGGCTTGCGGGGGGAGGACCCACCACGAAATCCCCTTGCTTTAAACCTATTGAATTAC